GGGGGGGTGGCGGGGGTGGCGGTGGCGGTGGTGGCAATTTCTTAGGTGATCTCATTGGCAGCATTGGCAGTATATTCAGTGGTGGATCAAGCAACAACAGCAGAAGCAGTCCCAGCACTAGTGGTAGCAGCAGTGGTGGTGGTATACTCAGCGGCATTACCAAAGCCGTAGGTAGCATATTTGGTGGCGGCAGCAGCAGTGGCGGTGGTGGCATCTTAGAAACAATTGGTGGCGGTATCAAGAGCCTGTTCTCTGGATTCTTTGCCAATGGTGGCATGATACCACAAGGCCGATTTGGCATTGCCGGCGAAGCAGGTCCAGAACTGATTGGTGGACCTGCTAGTGTAACACCCATGGGCACCAATGTCACATACAACATCAATGCAGTGGACGCTGCCAGTTTCAAGGCAATGATAGCACGTGATCCAAGTTTCTTGTTTGCAGTCAGCGAGCAAGGTCGTAGATCACTACCTGGAGGAAGATAATGACAACAGCATTTCAATATGTGTTTGACAACGCAGAATCAATCAGCATTGACACCAAACGCATTGTGGGCAGCACACTCACACGTGATCAAACTTTGAGAACAACCAGTCGTGGTGGTCAGACCTGGCGCTTTGATGTCAAACTGCCGGATGGCATACCTTGGAATCAAGCAAGACAATACATTGCAAAAATTGAAGCCCTGGACCGAACCACTGTGGGCACAGTGCAAATCAACAATGCTGGATACAATGACTGGTTGATACCTTATCAAGGCACAGCAGCCAACAGTGCTGCCATTGCTGCCAGCTGGGTGAATGGTGCCATGAGCATCACACTCACCAGCGGTCAAGCAGGATCAGGATTCAATTTCCGTGCAGGTGATATCATACAATTGGCCACAGGTCGTGTTTACAGGGTCACTGCTGATGTGGCCAGTGGCACCAACACTGTGCCTGTGCATAGACCAGTGCTGGATACCACAGGCTCTGGCACACTCAAGGTTGGTCCGGCAGTGACCTGGAGTGTGCTGTGCTATGAATTGCCAACCTGGACTATATTTGCAAGAGATCAAGTCAGCTGGTCAGGCAGTTTTATTTTTTATGAGAACATGGTATGAGTTTAGATTTAAGCACTTATCCCAGTATAGCCACTGCACTGTTTGTGAAAATTGAGAGTGGCTACACCTCTCTAGGTGATTTGACCTTTAGCAGTTACTATCGTCCGCTGACCATTGCGGGTGTGAGTTATACCGGACTGGGCAGTTTGATGACAGTGGGAGATACCACCAGCGAACTCCGACTCAGCAGCAGTGAAATCAATGTGGGCATCAGTGGTATCAACACCACCAACATGAGCAATGTGTTGACCTACAATCTCAAAGGTGCTGAAGTGATTATATACCGTGGTATATTTGATGCTGTGACCAATACCTTGTTGGGCATAGCAGGTAATCCTGCAATCAAATTCAAAGGTATCATAAACAATTTTGGTCTCAGTGAAGACTTTGAACCTGGTGGCAAAAACAGCACAGTCACAATCAACTTTGCTTGCACCAGTGAGATAGGCATGATTGAACGAAGAGTCACTGGGCGTAGAACCAATCCTGATGATCAGAAAAAATTCTACCCCACAGATGTCAGCATGGATCGGGTGCCCACGCTGGTAGATGCCAACTTCAATTTTGGCGCACCATTAAGGTTGGCAGCATGAGTTTCTTTGATGACTTGATCAGTGGAGTAGGCAATTTTCTCAGTGGTGGCAACAGCATTGGTGGCAGTCTTGCCAAAATTGCACTGTTGGGACTGGGGCTAAACAAAGTCAGCAACAGCATCAACAGTGAAAAGAACAGTCAGTTGCAGACAGTGCGTCCATACAAAGCACGAGTTGATCAGGGAGTGCGATTGCAAGTGCCACCAGCAGCTGATCAAAAGATTCCTGTGTGTTATGGTAGATCTACCCTGGGAGGTATCATCAATGATGCCAGACTCAGCAGTGACAACCGCAACATGTTTTATGTGCTGACCATTAGTGAACGCACAGGCACATTGTTGAGCACAGGCAATCCCAGTGCTTATGTGTTCAATGACGTGTATCTCAATGACGAACGTATCATATTTGAAAGCAATGGTATAGACTGTGCTTACAGCATTGACCGCGATGGCAACAAAAATTTTGCCTATGCAGGTGTGGTAGAAGTGTATTGCTATGCTGGTGACAGCGACACACCACAGGTGCCAGAATACTACACCAATGGCAGCTTAGATCCAGCCTATGACATTGTGCCTGGCTGGACCACGTTGCACATGATGGAAGACTTGATCTTTGCAGTGGTCAAGATCACGTATTCACCAGAATCTGGACTCACGCAAATACCCAACATGCGATTCAACATCACCAATTCAATGACCTTGCCTGGTGATGTCATACGTGACTACATGGTCAGCACACGCTATGGTTGTGCTATACCTGCAGGAGATATCAACGTATGATGAGTCTCAGTGATCTAAACACATTTTCAGCAGCCAATGTCACCTACACAGCCAACGTGGTCACCATTGATCGGTCAGTGGGCAATGTGTTTCAACACGTGCCAGTGGCCTGGAACACAGTGAGAACATTTGGTGCATTGACTGGCAATGGTATCACTTTGACTTTTGCAGCCAACACAGCCACCACTGTGAATTTTACATTTCCCAGCAGCAGTTTTGCCACACACACTCTAAGCATAACCACTGCAGCCAACACTGCTGTGGTGTCTGGTATCTTGGACATCCTTGACTACAATGCTGCTCGTGCCCAGGTCAATCCCACAGTGGGCGAAGCAGGCAATGTGACCTACACAGTGACCACAATCAACACCAACGATCTTGCAGGAAATATTGCTGTGGATTATCGCGGAGTGCCTGTGTAATGGACAGTCTGGCACAGCTGAATACAGTGGCCATTGAAAATGTCAGTTTTAGTGCTGTGGCCAATGTGGTTCAGCAAGAAGACACTGCATACACTGTGCGTGTGCCCAGCGTGGATCTAGTCAAAACACTGGGCAACATACAGAGCAACACTGTGATCACGCATAGTTTCGACTGGGGCAACATACCCAGTGCCTATCAGAATGTCACTGTGAGTCTGAACAATCCAGGTGCTGTGTCCAATGTCAGCAGCACCTATGCTGGCAATGTGCTCACTATCACAGGCATTAAATCTGCACAAGATTATCTTGGCACAGTGGCCACAGTAGGAACTTCTTTAGGGTTTGATAACACTGGTGAATTTTCACACAACAGCAATGTGAGATTGACAGGCAACATCTTTAATTCAGGTGTGTTTTTATACACAGTGAATGTGAACTTGGTCAATGTGCCTGAATTGTTTCCAGTGGGCAATCCTGGCAACTTGGTCTACAACTTTTTTGGCAATAACGTAAATGAACAAGATTCAATCGTGACACCTGTGTCACCAGGTGTGCTGATCAACACCAACAACCCTGCTGGTCTTTACACCATGACCATTAGCACTCAGGACAATGGAAATGCAGTGACCTTGACCAGCACAGGACCCACTTTAACAACCAATACTTTTTCAGCAGTGGGCAATGTGGGCACATTGACCTTGCAAGGTAATATTGTGCCACTCAATCAACACCTGGCCAATCTTGCATTTGTCAAAAGCAATGCTGCGGTTGCCAATGTGCCGTCAATTGGGCGAGGTGTAAGAAATCTCACCTACAGTCTTACCAATCCAGCCAATGTTGTGTCGCCAGATGGCACAAGAACACAAACCTATTTCAGTAATTTTGCACAGACTGAATTTGCCAACACTGCTGGCAATCTCAAATATCGTGCGCAGCCTGGCAATGTGGCTGTGGTCAACTTGTTTCAATCAGGCTCACGAGACACTGGTGTAAACACCCTGGCCTATGTGGGATACCATGCAGGCACTCTTGATCCACACTGGGCTTATGCACATCGTGAAAACAGCAATGTGGGCAATGCCAATGTTTTGCTGACCATGATAGGCCTGCAGGCCAACAGTGCCAGTGTGCTCAGTGGACCACAGCATGTGATTGGTGTCAGCAACAATGCCACAGTGGTGCGAAGTGCAGTGAGTGATTTGATGGGCGCCAACATAGGCAATCAAAGCAACACAACAGCACGACTTTTTGTCACTTCCAGTAGCCCTGGTAGTTTTTATGGCAATACCACTGCCCGCACAGTTGGTGCTGATGCAGGTGATCAGTTCAACAGTGTGATTTATAGCAATGTTGCCATGGGCTCAAGCACCTTGACTATACAACCAAAACTCACATTTAATGGCACAACATTCCCAGTAGTTGTTAGTCATATTCTTGCAGGTCCAAGCGGTCTTGGTGTTTTTCAACGACAATCAAAACCCAACAATGACATCCAGGACTCAGCAAACTTGACCTTTTCAGGCAGCACCTACAAAGGAATACATTGGTGGTATCCGCAATCAACATCAGTGTTCAACCCACCAGCGGTGTCTACCACAACCAGTTTTGTCAACTGCCATTATGATCTGACTACCAGTAACTGGCCACATCCAATCATGGTCAATGGGTTCACAAAAATTATTGATCCCCTGATTGGACAAACTGGTCAACTGCGAACTGTGCCCAATTTTTCTGGAACAAGCCTGGCAGTGTGGCGCGGACAAACAGACATACCTGCCAGCGATCTTGCACAAAGTCAACAAATCATAACCATGCAAGTGGTCTTGACCGGCACCACTGCATACACTGACAACCTGGTCAGCACCAAGGTCACTGCCGCTGGCTACGCATTCACAGTCACACAAAATTTTGCTGGTGCAACACCTCTTGGTGCGTTTATGACTCCTTATCTTGGTGACAATCCCATATGGCCCAATGCCTGGTTGTTGCGAGGACAAACATACGATTTCAATGTGGACATGACTGCCTCAGGAGCCAATGTGTATATTACCACTGCATTAGGTGGCGGTGTTGTAACACCTTCTGGTGTGACCAACAACAACATCAAACTGGGCACAATCTCTTTTACTCCCACGTCAAGCACTCCTGACATTGTGTATTTTCGTGGTGGTGGCAGCAGTCCTGTCAGTGGTGTTGATCTAGAAAACAGTCAAGGTGGAGCATTCTATATATTCAGTGACACCAGCAGCACCAGTGGTAGATGGACCACAGTTCCTGGTGCATTTGACATTATGAAACTAAGCAGCACTGAGATCCTCATGGTGTATACCAAATACACAGGCACAGTGTCCAATGGTGCCACGCAGAGTGCTGGACTGTATTACAGAATAATCACCTGGAATGGTAGTAATCTCACTTTTGGCACACAGGTGCAAGTTCAGAACCCTGACATCACAGGCAATATATATGGCATCAGCATGACTGCTAGTTCAACCAATCTCAATGGCTACACCTATGTGCTGTGTGTGATTGCACCAGCACAAGGTGCACAGAGTGCTTTTACCACTGTCACACCCATTGTGACCGGATTCAAATTTTAAGGATAACCCATGCCAACCAGCACACTTGCTAGAAAATACACCATCAACGGTGTGGTCAACACAGAAAATCCTGTGATGGAAAACCTTGATGGTATCTGTCGCAGTGCCGGCAGTTTTCTCACCTATGACGTGCATCAAGGCCTGTGGAGTGTGGTGATCAATACCACTGCCAGCAGTGTCTACAGTTTTGATGACTCAAACATTGTGGGTCCCATACAGGTCAGCACCACCAGTCTGTTTGATCTTTACAATGAAGTAGAAGTAGAATTTCCCTTGTTGGACACAGCAGACAAAACTGATTTTGTTAGACTAGAGATCCCTGATGCAAATCGTGCACCATACGAACAAGACAATCAATTGAAAATGACCTTGAACTTTGCCAGTGAGCCAGTGCAGGCCAGTTTGTTGGGACGCATTGAATTGTTGCAAAGCAGACTGGACAAAGTTGTAACATTTGAAAGTGACTATTCAGCCTTGCAATTGAACGCAGGTGATGTGATTGATGTGACCAACACCTTGTATGGTTTTTCAGCCAAAACTTTTAGAATCATAACCATTAGAGAACTGGATGCTGATGACGGCAGCATACGATGTGAGATCACAGCATTAGAATATGATGCCACAATCTACAGTGCAGCCAATCTCACCAGAACTGTGCGCAGTGACCTCACTGGCATACAGACTCTGGGTGCCATAGGAATTCCGGCCACTCCCACTTTTGTTAAATCAGAAGCCAGTGCAAGACCACAGATCAATGTGGTGACCACTGTGCCCACAGGAGTTATTGAAGGTGTGGAATGCTGGATCAGCAGTGATGGCACCAACTATCAATTGCGTAATACCATCAAGAACGCTGACACAGTGCTCACACCTGGTGCCAGTTTGACATTTGAATTTGATGATCAGGCAGCAGGCAATGTGTATGCCAAAACACGTGGCACCAATTATTCAGTTGCAGGACCATTCTCAAATGTGGGCAACACCACTTACTCACCACAACAGATCACAGATGCCATAGGCAACAACACCAGTATTCTTGACAGCGGTGGCGGGACCATTGCCCTTGCTGCTGCATTGCCCTCTCTGATCAGTGCTCTTAATGGTTTGTTTTCGGGCAACATTTCAGCAGGCACTCCTGGTGGTAACATTGCCGCAGCCATGAGTGGTCAAGGATTCATGGTCAGTGTGGATGCTGGTCAGACCACGGTGGGCAATATTGCACAGGCCGCTGGCAATGCCAATCCAGGCTCACCAGGCGTTTATACCACTCTAGGGTCCTCTACATTTTCCCCCAACTACACTGCCACTTACAAATACGATGTTATTTTTGATCAGAACACCTCTGGTGCTGAAGGTGGACGTGGTGCTTATTGGAGCGAAACCGAAGATGTAGTTCGTGTTCGTGCCGAGATTTTTGATATCACTGGCAACGCCAACACCTTCATTGCAGGTGAAGCCAGTGGTGCCCGTGGTGCCTGGTTTTGGACTGATTATCCTTTAACAGGCCAGGTTACTTTGAATGTTGGCGACACTTACAAAATAGAATTTGGGGCATTGTTCTACACAGAGTCTGCCAATACCACACCAGGTAATATGACTTTTGGATGGAATGTATACACCACAATATGATCTCACACAACGCTATGATAACAAAACCTCTCAAACGATTTGCTCGTGTAAACAACCTTGTTTGCACTCACCTGGTTGAAACACAACGCCAAGACTGGTGTGAAACACAACTGTGGGAAAACATTCCTGGTGTATGGGAAGACGTTACACACACCCAGGTCAACAGTGAATGGACAAAAGACGCCCAAACAGGTGCTTGGTCGCCCCCTCCTGGTAAATAACATATTGCTGGTGCCTCAGTGCCAGCAGTATCGCCCTAAGGAGAGCACACATGGCCGGAGTATTAGACTTCCAACAATATGTTGGCGGTGCGGATCAAATCAAATGCGAACAATGGTTCCCATCAAATAGACGCACTTTAATATACAACTTTCAACAAAACATCACCGGCTGGACATTCACAGCAGACTTTCAAACCATAGTGGTAGACACTGTGAGTTTTGCTCGCTACACCGGTCAACCCAACTTTGCCAACTCAACGGTGATTGGCTCATTTGCCAAACAAGAAATGAGCACATTTGCTGCCGGCATCTATGTGCCCACAGTGCTGAATGTTGCCACAGGCACTGTGCGAGTGTATCAACCTGATGCCATGTATACCGGACCTATAATTCCTGATGCAAGAAAGAATGTGCCCATCACAGTTTTTGCATTGACCTGGACTGATGCAAACTCTCCCATTACCAATGTAAACACACATCGTTTTGCATTGGTGCAATGTTGGGAACCTGATGTGGATCCTGGTGATCCCACCTTGCTCACAACTTATATTCCATTGGTGGTGGCATAATGAGTTACGAAGTCATAATCACAGAAGAAGTGGCTGCCAATGTAACAGTGGCCACCACAACATATCCCATCACCATTGAATACAATGCAGTGATTGAACAAGCTGGAGCCAATGTCACTTACGGCAATGTCAATGTGGCGGCTTATTTGGCCAGCAATACCAGTTTGCCCATACTCACCACTGCCAATGTGCAAGCTGGATATTTCCTTGGCAATGGTTCACAGTTGACTGGTATCATCGCCACATCAACTTATGGCAATGCCAATGTGGCAGCCAATCTAGCAGCGTTTGGATCAAATCCTATTTCGACCACAGGCAATATCACAGGTGGCAACATCCTGGGTGGTGCCAATGTCAATGCCACACTACATTCAGGCACAACTGTGAGTGTGACAGGCAATATCACAGGTTCCAACGTGATAGGAACACATTTTGGATCAGGTGCTGCTCTCAGCAGTATCACAGGTGCCAATGTCACAGGCACTGTGGCCAATGCCACATTTGCCACTTCGGCGGCCACTGCCACGTCAGCCACAACTGCTGCCACTGCCAACTCAGTAGCAGGTGCCAATGTGAGTGGCACCGTGGCCAATGCCACATTCGCCACATCAGCAGCCACTGCCACGTCAGCCACAACTGCTGCCACTGCCAACTCAGTAGCAGGTGCTAATGTCACAGGCACAGTGGCCAATGCCACATTTGCCACTTCGGCAGCCTCAGCAACCAGTGCCACAACTGCTGGCACTGTGACATCAAATGCACAGGCCAACATTACCTCAGTGGGTGTGTTGACTAGTCTCAGTGCTAGTGGCAATATCACAGGCAATTATTTCCTGGGCAATGGATCACAACTCACAGGCTTGCCAGCCACATACGGCAATGCCAATGTGGCAGCCAACCTGGCTGCATTTGGCACCAATCCAATATCAACCACAGGCAATGTCACTGCTGGTTATGTGATTGGCAATGGCAGTTTGTTAAACAACATCACCGGTGCCAATGTCACAGGAACTGTGGCCAATGCCACCTTTGCCACTAGTGCAGGCACAGCTACTTCAGCCACAACTGCTACTTCAGCCACAACTGCTGGCACAGTGACCACAGCAGCTCAGGCCAATATCACCTCAGTTGGCACATTGACCAATCTTGATGTGAGTGGCAACGCTGTGATAGGCGGCAATCTCACTGTAAATGGCGACACTGTTTATACCAATGTGACCAGTTTCAACATAGAAGATCCTGTGCTGGAAATGGGTCGTGGTGCCAACAATGCACCCCTGGTCAGCAATGATGGCAAAGATCGTGGCGAACGTTTGTGGTATTACTCTGGCAGTGAAAAAAGTGCATTCACAGGTTATGACAACAGTGCTGGCAAATTGATCCTGGCAGCAGATGTGACCATTGCCAGCGAAGTGGTCACAGTGGTTGATTATGGAACCACAGTGGTAGGCAATTTGCAAGGCACCACAGTCAGTGTCACAGGCAATGTTACTGCGGCCAACATCACAGGCAATGGATCTGGACTATCAAGTATAACAGGTGCCAATGTCACAGGCACAGTGGCCAATGCCACATTTGCCACTTCAGCAGGTAGTGCCACAAGTGCTACCACAGCAGGCACAGTGACCTCAAATGCACAGGCCAATATCACTTCAGTGGGCACACTCACAAGTTTGAGCGTGACAGGCAACATTGCCACTTCAGGCAACTTTGTGGGCAATGGCTCAGCACTCACAGGTATCACAGCCAGCACAGCCAATGCTGCCAGTTTCTTGATTGATCCCACAGCACCCGGTGTGAATGTCAGTGTCAGCAACGCATTCAGCCTCTTGAACTTTCCACAAGGTGGATATATTGGCTGGTCAGGAGATGGAGTAGACCCCAACACTGGTGGCAGTTTAGACATTGTTCCTGGCGGCAATGTGGCCAATGCATATGCGAGCCTGACATTTCTCAACCCTGCCAATGTGTTTGCCAATCCCATCAGCACTGTGAATGTCAGCAATATTGGCATGGTGTTCAAGTATGATTTCCTGGGCACATTTGGTGGAACCCGAACACTACAGCTGGATGGTTCAGGCATGAGCTTAGACACCACATTCAGTGCAACAGGCAACATAACCACCGCAGCCAATTTTGTAGGCAATGGTGCAGCACTCACAGGCATTGTTTCAAGTTATGGCAATGCCAATGTGGCTGCCAATTTGGCAGCATTTGGGTCAAATCCCATCAGCACCACAGGCAACATCACCAGTGGCAACAGCAATGTGACCAACACTTTGTATGCAAGCAATATCACAGGTGCTGCTGGTCAGAATGTCACAATCACAGCAGACGGCACTGGTGACATACATCTTGACGCTGACAGTATCAGAGTTGGCGACAACAATTCACCTGTGACCATTGTCACACATGGCACAGGCAACCTGATCCTACGCACACACGAAGGTGATGCCTCGCAAGGCAATATCACCTTGGTCAATGGGGCAAACGGCAACATTCAATTGAATCCCAATGGCACTGGTCAGGTCACTACCACTACAATTTCAGCCACAGGCAATGTGACCGGCAACTACTTCCTGGGCAATGGCTCAGCACTCACAGGCATCACAGCCAGCACAGCCAATTCAGCCACATTTTTAACTTCCAGCAGCAATGCTGCTGCTCATGTCAGCGTTGACAGTGCCAACACACAAACTGTGTTGCCTGGCAATGGTAGAATTGGGTATGGTGGCGATGGTGTAGATCCCAACACATTTGGCAGTGTTGATATCATACCAGCACAAACAAACTTGGCCAATGCTTATTCAGCATTGACATTTGTAAATCTAGCAAACTTTGCAGCCAATCCAATCAACACTGTGAATGTCAGCAACACTGCTGCATTCATGACTTATGATGTAATTGGCACAGCCAAAACATTAACTGTGAGCTCTGCAGGTGTTGACATCAACACCACATTGTCAGCCACCGGCAACATAACTACTGCTGGCAACTTTGTGGGCAATGGTGCAGCACTTACAGGCATTGTGAGCACATATGGCAATGCCAATGTCACAACACTGCTGGGTGCATTTGGATCAAACACCATATCAACCACTGGCAATGTGACCAGCGGTAATTTACAAACTACAAGTCTCACAGGCACTACAATTTCAGTCAGCAGCACTGTGATTGGTGGCAACTTGCAAACACCAGGTTTTGCCTCAGCAGTGGGCAACATCATTGGTGGCAATGTGCTGTCAGGTGGTGCGATCACTGCCACTGCTGGTATATCTACAGGAACCACAGTAAGTGCAGTAGGCAACATCATTGGCGGTAATATTACCACCGGTGGAGCAGTAAGCACAAGTGGACGTGTGATTGGCGCAAACTACACAGAAACTGTGCATGCAATTGGCAGCAGTGGTGGCACTATCACTCCCAACATCAGTCTGGGTAGCATACAAAGTATCACATTGACCAGCAACATGACATTCAGTTCAATCACAAATATCAATGCAGGACAGAGTTTCACATTCATTGTCACACAAGATGGCACAGGTTCAAGAACACTGACCAGCACCATGAAGTTTGCTGGCAACAGCCGAACACTCAGCACAGCAGCCAATAGCATAGACATCATATCAGTGTTCTACAACGGCAGCACTTATTTTGCAAGTTTAACCAAGGGCTACGCATAATGTTTGCAGCACGTGGCGGATTTTTTGCACAACCCCTGGGACCTGTGCCGGTATATAGATCAGATGCATATGCTGCTTATTTGGAATTGGCTGTGCCATTTGATCATGTGAATCAATTCAACGATGTCACACCCGCCATCAAAGGATCTGGATCACCAGCCAGCAAAACCACTGGTGCCAACAGCACAATGGATGCTGGTCAGGTCAAATGGACCAGCAGTCCCGACTATGAGAAAAGTGTGAAGACTATTGCCACTGGTGGTGTGGCAGCAATGACATACACCATGCCCACAGGTCTGCCCACTTGTGCTTCAGGTTCAAATGACTATGTGGTAGAAGTCTGGGCCTATGCCAATGATTCTACCACCAATGCCAACTGGGCTTTGAGTTCAGCTGATTCTGGTGGTCGTTGGTTGTTTGGTATCAACAGTGGCAGCAGTTTTACTTTTGCTAGTGAAAACAATATTGGAATTGGCAGCGGCTGGCATCATATTGCCATTGTGTTAGATAATGGAGTCAAAAGATTCTACTATGATGGCATTTACAAAGGTGTGTGGTCCAGCAGCAACACAGGATTCAGTGTGTTGAATGTTGGTCAATTCAATTCAGGTGATAACAATGACTACCGGGGTTGGCTGCAAGATCTAAGAGTATACAGCGGAACTGACAAAGGTTACACTGGCACTGATAGCAGTAACGCAAATTTTACCTTGCCCTCAAGTATGATACAGAGCTATTCATGAGTGAAATAGAACGCACCAATCTAGATGCACACGTTAGCCTGTGCGAACTGCGCTATCAGGCTCTGGAACGACGTCTGGAAATAGTTGAATCTCAACTGGGTGATCTACATACTCTCGTATTAGAGATCCGTGACAGTCTCGCTCGATTACCTGCCGGTGAAAACACACGATGGATTCAGGCTCAGGCTGCGGTGATTGCTGTGCTGGTGTCGGTAGTGGCTTGGTTGGCCGCACGGCTTTGGACTTGAACCTGGGTTCAAACT